CGGTCTTCCCCCAATTTGGTATCCAGTTCCAGACAGTCATAATGCCTTTAAACACACCAACAATAACATTTGCTATTTTCAAAAACATGTCCATTGCATTTCTCAATGCAGTTGCAAACTCTGTGGATTTCATTAACTCAATCATGCGTTGCAGGAAGTCTCGTATTACTCCTTGCATTTGTTCAAACCCTTGCATTCCAGTTTCTGTAAATGCCGAGGTCATCTGATACCAAAGACCCTGTATGGTGTTTTTCTTTTCGTCGGCAAGGTCGGATGCAAGCCCCATTGACTTTTTATTGAGTCCGGTTACTTCTTGCATTTTTGCTACATTATTTATTAATGCTAGTGCACCTGGAGCCGCTGTTACCCGAAACATCTTGTTGATTAGTGTTGAGAAATCACCAGCACTCATGGTTTGCTGTTTTTCATGTAAATCACTTAAAATGTCAGAGAGATTCCGAAGATTTCCGTTTTTATCTTTTGTGTTGATGCCTAATATGTCCCATGCTTCTTGACCTCTTTTAGTAGGGTTCATCATATTTAATAGCATCATACGTAACGTAGTACCTGCGTGAGAACCTTTGATACCGGCATCGCCTAATACACCAAAAGCTGCCGAAGCAGTTTCAAAATTTAACCCTGATTGATGGGCGACAGTACCGGCATATTTAAATGATTCAGCTAATTCTAACAATGTTGTATTCGTTTTTGTGAACGTCATCGTAAGAATGTCTGCTGTGTTATCCATCTGTTTTGCTGGGATTTCATAAGCGGTCATAATGTTTGTTACAACATCTGCTGTTTCTCCCAAGTCTGTATCACCTACTAGTGCAATATCTGATATAGGCCGGATAGCATGTTTTATTTGATCGACATCATATCCTGCCATAGCTAAGAACTTTCCAGCTGATGCAACTTGTGGGGCTGTATATTTAGTCTCAACACCGACTTGGCGCATGAGTTGGTTCATTTCATTAAACCGACCTTCAAACCCTATACCTTTATCGTGAGTCTGGAGGATATTTTTTGTCGTTTTGGCTATATTGTCATAGGTAGAAGCATCTCTAAATACAGAAGTTACCCCAGACATTAAAGAGCTAAGCCCATAGGCAATTCCCATACCCTTAATCATTTCGCCTGCAACATTTGTACCTGTGTTGGCGTATGTTGGACCTAATACTTGCCGAGTAGATGGATACAGATAAGTACTTCGTCCTGCTCCAGTCTGTCGTGTTGAAGTGGAAGTCGTATTTCTAGTTGTGCTACCAGATACCTCCTTAGATGCGCCAGCGGCACTGGCTGTAATGGTTATTTTACTATTCGACTTAATCTGTTCTATTTTCTGTATTAACTTATCAAGACTACTTATTGCTCTTTCTGTATTAGCCTTTGGCTCAATCGTTTTACCATTTATAGAACTAATAGCTTGATCCAATTTCTTTATATCCGAAGTTGAATATAAAGGTTTACCTAATGCAGTCTTTGCCTGTGATTTTATATTATTGAGTTTAGTTAAGATGCGATCTAAACTTGCTTCGGCTGCACTTGTATTGATTTGTATGTTTATAGGTTTGGTCTTAATAGAAGCCAATGCTGAATTAACCTTACCGATGCTTTTTGCAACAATATCAAATCGCTTTGTTAATGCTTCCATTTCAGCTGTGGCCTGCTGAAATTTACGTATAGACTCTAAAGCTGGATTAGAGTTAACGTTTATCTGATAATTAACAATATAATTTTCTGCCATCTTTTTGTATTTTGATTTTCTAAAGAATAGCGGTTTGGTACCCTGAAAGATTGAAAAAGCCCCTTATCCGACAGAGGATAAAGGGCTACGTAGAAAAAACGAGTAATAAGACACTTTACGCAAGCATTCCAAGTGCACTTGCTTGTTGAGTTATGAGCATTTTGCTGTGGAGCCATACGGCATCTTCAGAAAGCATTGCAAATTCTTCATCGTTTAACTCATCAAGGTTTACGCTGGGAAAATAATGACGGATAAATATCAGTCTATGACGAATAAGTTGATCGTCTTTTACTTCCCAGCTTTTGATAAATTTACGAGTTTTCCTTTGCGCAACTCGATAATTTGAGCCAGGTGTGGCATCAAGCCATAGATGAACAAGGAATCATCTTTAATCAGTTCTTTATCGCCATCGACAAAGCAATCTTTTGCCAATTCTCGCATGGCACCGGCCTGGTCCTTTTGGGAGAGGGACAAATATTTACTGAATGTCGGGAAAGGCGGCTGTTTAAAATAACCGATATAATATGGCTTTTCGCCTTCGTCTTCATCTCCTTCCACAAAAATCGGGAATACACGTTTTAGTTTGGGATCTGAATCTTTCAGCTCTTTTACTTTCTTTTCAATCTCGGTCTGAATATCTTCAGGCAAGAAAAGGTCTTCGTTTACATTTTCCATTATAATTATGATTATTGATGTTTATCCAAGAATAGAAGTTCTGGAAATCGTTGGTTTATTGGTCTTGCATTTAAAATGTTAAATATTGAATGATTGTATATTTTTATTGGTTAGACTTTTATTTTTCATTTTATGTTATTATTTTTGCATGAAAATAGTAGTACATGAGATTAATTTCGAGTGTACTCTATGTAGGGATGTAAAAGGGAAACTGTTGAAAAATGGTTTTCCCTTTTTATATAAGAAAAGGCGAGTTTTTACTCGCCTTTATTGCATGATATATCAGAAGTTATAGCCAAGAACTAGTTCCTTCTCCTGTGATAATGTCGAAAGGATTCAAATTGAATTCTTTTGTAATGTTTGTATCATCTTGTTTACTTTCCATTCCGTCTTCGTTAAAGAGGCATCCCTTTAGCGTTACAGTTTCAGCGGTCCAGTCTTCACCGGCATAAGCATTAGTAAATGAGATGATCAAGTCAAATTCTCCCAAATCCATTAAAGAACCAGCCAATGCTCGGAGTTGGGAAACGGTATTATAATCCATTGTAATGGAGGCTGTACAGGTTTTGTTGCCAAAACCACGATTGATAGCATTTCCTCCAATACCGTAGTTGTTTTCAACTTTACGAGTCTTGTTCCACTTGATTTCAGAAACTCCTTGCATAATAGTAGAATCTTCTGAAATATCCAATGCTGGTATGGAAATGCGGATCATAGACCAGCTGTATGCTACATTGTTAATTATTGCCATCTTGTTAATTATTTATTGGTTAATGCCAAGCCCTCGACTACTTCAATACGGGACGCTACACCCACCGGAACAAGTGAATATTTAATGATCAGTGTATCATTCTTTAATACATTTTGATTCTTATCAATTGTTACAGAAAAACCTGAAATTTCTTCATTATTCTGCATAGTTGTGAGGATGTCAGAGACAATGTTTTGAAACATCGTAATCTTGGCAGAAGATAGGTATCCAGTGCTGGGATCTACTTTCAACGGAGAGTTGACATAAGGCAATAATGCGTTACGTACAGCGCGTCTTGACTTATGAATTGTACGGTTTCTAGCAACTGTTCGGTAATCTCCGTTTGAACATGTTTGGTCTTTAGAGAAAAAAACTCCACTTTCCAAACCAGAATATTTGCACAAGAAGATATATCCCTTATCGTCCAGATCATCCAATTGGATTTTATTCAAAGATGAGTACTTTAATGTACTTGTCAACTTATTCTCGCTATTTAAAGTGACATCTCCAAATCCCATTTCAATATCTGGGAAATAACCAATCAAATTGAACTTATTTACCCATGCGAATGATTCTTGTACGCTTGCCGAAGCGATACATCCGAGTGCAGCTCCAATATTTCCTATAGGAGTGAGATTTTGATTAGCAAGTTGCATCGCTGATACATCAGCGTCTAGTCCCTGACCAAGTAATACACTGACAAACCGAGCATTAATAACACATGTTGGTATTTTGCCAAGTTCTACTTTCTTCACAGATTCTTCATCTGTTGCGATTACTGCGGAATTTGCACATAACAAAATTGATAAAGGAGCATTTTCATCAGCTAAAGACGCTGCTTTGGATTGCAGATCTGTAACTAGGTCAATGCTATATGTTTCTGCTTCCGGATCTGTTTGTTTCCACAACGATTGTTCAGTCCAAACACCGAGTTGGTTAATCATACCATGTGCTGCGCGTTGCATTTGTTCTATAGCATTCCAATCTACACCACAGTCTGCAAACATGATAAACAAACGTCCTGTGCTTCCTTGTATTCCAAAGAAATGATTGATATGATAATAAGGAATTCCAAACAGTAAATCCTTTTCAGTGTCACCGGAGTATGCGGTAATGCCAAGTTCTTTCAAATCATCCATAGAATTGATTTCAATAACATTACCTTGTAATTTGTCTTTTACGGCCAAACCAGCACCTTCTTCGAAGAATTTAGCTTGTTTGGAAATATCAAACAGCAAACCTGTGACTTTTTCAGTTGAGGTTGTAGAGCTTGTTCCAATGTTTCCATCGGTATCACTCATAAAAACGCCACCTAATGCCATATTTGTAAATTTTATTGTTTGTAATACGGATTTTGATAAAGAATAGCATCCTTCACCCAATTAGGTTGTGCATCTGCGGTGAATACACCACCTTTGGAATCAATATACAATGCCGGATAGCCAGGATATTTTTGTAACAGTTCTTTTACGAATTCTGGTATTTCATCTTTTTCTTTTGTTTTGTCTTTTTTTTCAGGTTTTTGAGAAGACTCTTTGATAGAGGAGGTATCTGGAGTTTCAACAGTGTCTTGCTCTTGTTTTTCAGATTCTTCATTTGAAATAACCGGTGCTTTTGAAGTAACTGTAGGATCTTGTGCTTGAGTGTCTTCTGTGACCGGAGTTTCTGTATTCTTTTTTCTAGCCATAACTTAAATTAAAAAAGGGAATGGAGTACCGACTCCACTCCCTTGTGATAAACTATGATGAGATATTTAATTCAATTTGTTATTCTGCATTTTTGTAAGCGGTCCATGCTACGATTTCTGCCGGACGAACGATGTTTACATCCATTTTCATTCGCATCTGGAAGAAATACAATTCGCTGTTAGCTTGTAGCCGTTCAACCTTTACTACTTCAGCGTCATTTGCATAGTCAACCCCCATCCATAGGTTAGACTCCATACCGGTAGTAAATTCTCCGAGTACGATAGTGTGCTCTGGGATGCCAACAATAGGTACAATACGCTTACCTTTGAAGCGATAGTCGTTGACTTTAGTATTGTCCGAGTATTTCACTGTTTTGTCGCTTAGATATTGATCATATAAATCCCAAATATCCCAGCCACATACAAATACCAGTCCTGCTTTTTTACGGATTTGTTTCGGGCATTTCTTCCACATAGCATTGAGAGCGGCTTCTACATTGGCACCTGTGCTCAATTCTGTAGTACCGGCAATAATGACTTGTCCACCAGCTTTCTCTACCTCTGTTGCATTTGTTGCAGTATTTGCCAGAATACGTTTGATTGCACCGTCAAAGTATTTCATTGGGCCACCGGCATTTTCACCTCCAATCGTTGTGCAACCTTCAGGAGCGGTAATTTTTGCGGCAGCTGAACCACCTTTTGCGGAGCACCAAATAGACTCACCGATATACTCATTCTTTCGATCCATCAAGAGGCGCAGCATTTTAGCTTGTACTTTTGGGTCTAAGTCACGGAATACCAAATTACCTTCCGGCTGGGCAAATTTGTAATACTTTTCATAGTCACGGGGGTTAAATTCAAGGTACACCATGAATTCTTGCGGTTCCAGGTAACGTTCTGTTAATGTGTATTGGTTCAATCCACCAGTAGTTCCTGCTCCTGCGCCATGAGTTGAGTTTGGAGTGGGGACGTTATCTTGAATTACTTTTCCCAATTGGATAGTGGGGATGGTGTATTTGAACTGGATTCCAGATTTGATATGAATCAAACCTTCTTTGTATGTATCATTCCCTTGCGCGGTATATGTCAGGAGGTCATTAAGGACCTCACCAGAATATGTGTTTTGCGCAAAATTTACTGAACTTGCCATGTTGTTTATGTTATTTTGTTTTTAGTCAAGTGTTTTAAATTGGAAATCTGTTCCTACGACAGCTTCAACAGCCTTAGCCATTTTCTTTTCTGCCTCGGTCATCTGATTTTCTGCATTTTCAATGTTGGCAGGGTCATTTGCAATTTTAGCAGAAATTTTATCACGTTTTGGAATGGAATTCAGCGTTGCCTGTACCATCTCAAAATCGTTTTGAGCCATTTCCACCCATTTAGTTTTTGCATCAGAATTGATTTTACCTTCAGCAATTGCATTGTCAACGAACTGTTCGATAGTTTCTTTACGTTTTGCTTCTTCAGCATCTTTGTAACTTTTCAATTCGTTCTTGACAGTTGTCAATTCGTTTTGAACATTGGTAAGTTGCGCATCCAATCCTTCTTTCTGAATTTTCAAAGCATTGTATGAAGCCTGAATTTCTGCTGCCTTGTTTTCCGCATTTTTCAATGCGTCAATTCGGGTAATAACAGCTGAAACTTCAGAGGTTTTCTCCAAACCAAGCTGGGCGCATACAGAACCAAATGCAAATTCTTGTTCTTTGTCCATTGTTTTTTGTGAATTTGAATTTTCTATTTGATTTTGATTAGGAATAGAACTGGAATCATCAAGTGGTTTAAAATCGCCCAGTTCTGTATTGATAGAAGCCATGATTTTTTGAAGGGCGTTCGCTTCCACTACTCCTTCAATTTGATCTTTTACTTTATTACAAACCTGTTTAGAGGTTTTTAAAACACATTCTGCTGATAATATACCGGCGTTTACGGCAGATTTTGCATCAAAGTAAGTTCCATCACAACCTTCTTTTCCATCCATGATTTCTCGAACCTTAGCTTTCGTCAGACCAAATCTTTTATGATATATGGTTTCAATCTGTTTCTGAAAAGCATTTACAATTTGTTCATTGTCTGGGTTGCATGACTTTTCGTCACGTATGAAGGGGTTGTGGATCATTAAAATAGAATAGTCACGCATGTAAGAACGAGTTCCTGCCGCCCACAGTACTGAAGCCATTGATGCTGCCAATCCTTCCACAATTGTTTCAACTTCAATGGGACATTGCTGTATAATGGAGAATGTTCCCATTCCGTACAGAACGCTTCCACCTTCACTATTAATGCTGATTATAATTTTCGAGGGTTTAACGTAATCTTGTATCCATAAAAATTCATCATTAAAATTACGTGTGCTCTCTTCATCAATTTTGCCATAGAAGCGCATATATACCGGTTTTGCTTCTTGCGCTTCTCCAACTACATATTTTAATTCATCTACTTTCATTTGAGCTTTTTCACAAGAATAGGTATCAGCTTCTTTAATGGTTGTAAGTTTGTTATTCGACTTGACCGGTTGGAGGATCAGTTGAAGGCATTTCTACAGAAGGTTCATACTTAGCTACATCTTCGATTTTAGGTTCCTTGTGATTACCATGTGCTTCTGAATCATGTTCTGGTGCATCAGAATGGTTCGTGAATGGTGGCATAACTAAATACCTGTCTACCCATTTGCGATACTGGAAAGAGGATGATGTTCTAAACCATATCTCGTAGTCAATCCAGTATGGCTGTAGCCCATGATCTAAAGATTCCGGCATATCAAAATAGGTAAGATTGCAACGTTCATTTAATGCTTCTTCGTAATCTTTCGCATCTTGAATTGCATCATTGATCTGTTGAAAAACGCGAAATCCATGTGTCTCAACAATATCGTCACTATTGTTTAAATCATTAAGCACAAATCTGATACGCATAGTGGCACGCCCTTCTCCAATTCTTTGTTGGGCAACTAAATAACGTACATTCACAAACCGAATAAATGCCGCAGGAAAAGGTATAGCATATTCTGTATTACCACGAGTACGAACAATACGTTCAAACTGTCCGTTATCTATTTTTACAGTTTGGAATAGTTTAGGCGAATTATTATCGTTAGGGTCTGTATGTAAGGACTCTAATACACGTTTTACAGCTAAATACACATCCTCTAAAGGGTTGTTGTCTACTTCCTCCAAAGTAGTATCGTCATCATCGGGAAGGGGAGAGGTGTCTTTTGCAAACGTGTCTTTTAAACTGTCCGGTAAATCTGTTTTATATTTATCTACTATCATTTTGGAAAGCCATCAAAAATACGAATACTGTAAGATGAAATTTTATCAGCTACGGTTGTAGAATATCCTATAAATTGCCTTTGTCTAATATAGGATGCTGGAGAGCCAGGTTTGGCAATTTTCCCTCCTTCATTATGTATTGCTGCATAGCATATTCCACGTTTGTTTCTTTTTTCTCCTTTAAAAGCTAAAGGATTTGTATAAACGATAACACTTCGTTTATTGCCTGTGCC